GCATTCTGCTCATCCAACGCCTTCTTTTTGCGAGCGCGGGTCTGCTCAACGGGCGTCTCCGCCACGGGGGATTGCTCCCCCGCAGCAGGTTCGTCTAGCAACTGCTCATTGCCGACTTGCCCTTGCTGGGCTTGCTCTTGCTCTTTGGTTTGCTGGCCATTTGTGGTGGTTTCTGTTGGTGTTTCAGCGGTGTCTTTGCCCGCCGCTGCTTCGGGTGATTGTTTCGAGAGGTCAACGCCGCGTTCAGCCAGGCTGCTTGCAAGTCGATAGGTTTCCTCACCCTTTGAATTATCCGGCATTGTGACGTAATCTTCAATGCCGTTGTCTTTCGCTATGGATGAGAATGCTTTTCTCCAGTGTTCGGGAGACGCTGCTACCAAAGCCTTTATTGGCGCGAAATTCTTCTTCGTTTTTGCCGCTAATGCCTTGTGCTTCTTATCGAATGCACGGGAATCCTTTACCATTTCCTCTATCCTCCAGCTGGTATTTATTAGGATTTTAGCGAGTAGTTTCTCCCATTCTTTAATCCTCACATAATCTGTTGGCTTTGGTCCGGCAAGTTCAAGGGCCATCGCCTTCTTTCCTTTCGGGAATGGGAGTTCTGGAACTTCATTCTCCTCCGTGACGGGAGCCTCTGGAATTTGAGCATTTGGTGTAGGTGCTACCCTCTCAAGGGTCGGACCAGTCCTTTTCTCTCCTTTGCGCCGTAGCCATTCCTTCGGGACGGATATTTGCGATTTCCCTGTCCATACTACCGCCTTGCCTTCGTGATCGCCGCGATAGCTAATCGTCGTATCCTCTCCCGTGTAAGGGGAGTGCATTATCAGGGCTTCATCTGGAGTGTATTCTTTGTCAGAATTAGAGACATGAGGAGATGCGCTAGTTCCCTCATGTCCTCCCATAGCCCCTAGCGCGGGTGTTCCTGCCTGCTCGGCATTCGGTGAGATTTTTTCGCCTTCTTTGGCTTTCGCGGCTTCTGCTGGGGCCACGTCGCCAGCCAGCTTGTCGGGTTCGGATTGCTCATTTTTCGGAGTTGTTTCGGTAGCTTGTCGGTCGTTCTTCGGTGCTTCCTCGGCTTTCTTCGGTGCCTCAATGTCATCCAAGCCTTCAATGGTTTTCGTCACCGTGTCCACCATCTTCTGCACGTCCGCGTCAAATTCCGTGTTCGTTCCGGTGAGCAGGCCCTTGAGATATTCCTGAATCGCCTTGAGCGCGTCCTTGATCGCCTCCACAAATGCCCGTCCCTTTGGAGTGCTCATGTCAGAAAGCTCTTCCTGCCGGATTTCCTCGCCGTCGATATACCACTTGCCCTTCTTTACTTGCAGCTTCCCAGCAATCAGGGAAGCAAGGAACTCATGCGCCACGTTCTCGCCATCTGCCGCAGGGTAGAGTTGCTTCATTACCTTCTGCCATTGCGGGTCATCTGAAAGGTGCTTGGTGATGTTCTCGAATAGGGCTTTCCCTTCCGGTGTAGCGGCAAATCCTTCCACAAGGGAATGGATTCCTTCCTCCCGCATGGTGAGACTAGCCCACTTTTTCGGAGAAACGCCTTGTTTCAGGTTGTCCACCGCCCTAAGAATATCCGGCACGGAAACGACAAGTTCCCCGTTCTCCAGCACGAATCCCGCCGTCCCCTTCTTCTTCATCGTAAACGTAGGTTGCTTGCCTCCAAATGCAGGGGCAAACCGCTTCATCGCCTCGCGCACATGGCCAAGGGCTTCTGCAACTTGGGCTTGCGCTTTCTCATTGAGTGGTGCTTTCCCGCCATCTTCGGCGGATGAAATAGCCGCCTTCACGTCCTCGGGGTGCTCCACGGGTGCTTTCGGTGCCTCCGCAGGCTTTGGAGCCTCCGCCTTGGGCTTAGGCGCCTCGCTGGCGGGCTTTGCCGCCGTCTCCTGCCCGTGAATAGCCCTTTGGGCAAGCTCGCTTGTAGGGAGCAATCTGGCCGATTGTGGGAACCGTTGGTTCACGTTGTCTAGGAACCCTTGTTGCAGGACCGGAGTCCCACCTTCTTCCGTCACCGCACTTCCATGTTCGCCGCGAGCCGTCTTGAGCAATTCCTGCTGATTGGTATTGATACCGTCCCACCCGTGCGTTTGCATGGCAACAGCCGCCTCCACAAGGTCCGCGTCAGGGGATTGCCCACCGTTAGCGTCCCGCGCTGCCTGAATCTCCTTCGCTGCCTCCGCAGGGTCGCCATCCGTGACCACGCCCGCCATCTGGTTAAGCGCATCGCTACGGGCAAGCAAGGTATCATGTAAGTCCTGCATCGCCGTGTCTTTAGCCTCGCCCTCGGGTGCCATTTCCACCGCCTTGCGTTTCGCGGCAATCTCATTGTCGATCCCTGCCAAGTCCGGCATTTCTCCCCCGTGCCCTTTCCGGCCTTCCATGATAGCCTCCGTGGAGATACCCGCGTGGAACTTGTCGAGTTCATCCACCGCAGACTTTACTTCTTCCGGCGTCTGAGGCGCAACAGGTGGTTCCGTAGGCTCAATGCCTCCCTTGGCTCCAGTGTCACCGCTTCCGCCTGCCTTGCCCCGTGCCTTGTCGAGTGCGCGGCCTTTGCCAAACGCCTCCTTCATACCGGGATAGACACCCATGAGTGCTCCCATACCGGCAGATTCGATAGCAGAATGCAGAATTTCCCCCAGCGTAGTGTTCGGCTTGTAGGTCAGCTTTGCCAGCATCTCCTGAGATGCCGTGAATAGAATCATTTCCGCCCCTTGGTCGAGCATGTGAGATGACATGATCTTGCCCGTAGTGGAGGACATCTTGAGAAATGCCTTCACGCCTTCCTTGGTCGCCCCGCTTCTCCACACGTCCATTATCGTCTTTTCCCCGCCAGACTTGGCCACAAAGTCCGCAATGCTCATGTTCACCGCCTCTTTCGGCAGTCCCATCATGCTCTTGGTGATGGACTCCATGCCTTTCGGGAAAGCCACGGCCACCATGCCGCCCAGCACTCCCGCCAGCATCGCCACGTTGCGCCCGTGGGTTGCCCCGTAGATTTCAGCCCTTGCCTTGATAGATTCCAGTTCGTCCGGTGACATTTTCGTAATGTCCCTGCCCGCCAGCATTTGCTGCATTCCCTCGTCAGTGTATGCCTTGGTAGCGTCGTTCATGGTTCCGCCCGCCGTCATAGCCGCCATCGTGGCAAAACTGGAAACCTTGTGGACAATTGGAATGTCGATACCAGCCATGATGGATTTCATCAGCGGAGCACTATTACCCGTGGCAATCAGCGTTTCGAAGTGCTTTCCGGCAATCGCTGCCATGTTTGGCTTCATGCCAAAGTCCACCATCGCCGCCGCGTATTCCTTGGCCGTATTCGCCCCGGCAGATGCCGCAGCCTCGCCCATTTTTAGGACACGGGAGAACTCAGGGATCGCCTTCGCCGCCGCTACTTCTTCGCCAATACCAGCAGCACGCGCGCCCATGCCGATACCGCCCCCAAATACCATATACGGTAGCATTTCCGCCGCCATCTTGGTAAAGTCAGCCGCCGCAGAGTTCATTCCAGCAAGCTCGCTAGCCTCTCCCTCGTATGCCTTGTGCATTGGTTTGGCAGCCTCAGCCACCGCTTTCGTGACAAACTCAGGCACATATCCAAACATGCCGACGTTGAATTTCCCCGTAGTGGTCGCCATCTGTGCCAACCCCATAATTCCAGCGTCCACGCCAGAACCCGCCGTCTGCACCGCCTGCCACAGCTTCTCCCGCGTCCCAGCCCATGATCCCCACACGAAAGGATTGAGCAGACGCGCAAACTTGTTGCCGTCCAGTCCTTCCTGCTTGCGGAAATCAGTGATAACCTCGGCCATCGGCTTGTCGGAATGCGCCTTGACGTAGTTCGGCCACGCATCAGGGAAGGATTTCTCCATCGCCCGCATGACACCCGCTTGGTTGCCGGGGTCATTCCGCGCCTTGTAGAGAGACATATCAAACGCCTGCTTGTCCTCCTTCTCCTTGGAACCAGACTCGCTCGCCGTCTTGTCAGAATCCCACATCGAAACAGGGTTGATAACGTAGCTGCCATTGCTCAGCTTGTGAGACACGGCATCAGCATACTCCCCGACAAACGACCCCTTCTGGTAGTCATCCACGGTATTCTTCACCGTTTCCTCGGGCACTCCGGTAAGTCTAGCCCACTTCTTCACGTCGCTGGGCAGGATCGTAGGGTAGGTATCCTCCGCCTTCTTCCCGCGCATCGCCTCGGCTTCCTTCTCCGCTGGAGTCATTTCCCCCGCAGGCTTGAGCTTCGCCTTCCGGTTGTTCTCGTCGAAATCCACCGCCCGTTGCTTCATTTGCAACTGCCAGGGTTCATCATCCGGCTCTGGTTGCAGACGGCTGGCAATGTTCCTAGCGTGCCCGTGGGCTTCGATCAGGTTGAAAAGGTCCTTCTGCTTCTGGTCCCCCACCGCCACCGCTTCCGTCACCTTCTTCTGAGCAAGTTCCGCCAGCTTTTGCTTCTCATCCTCGGGCAATCCCGCGGAATCACGGCGCAAGCCTTGCTGAATATCCCGCACCACGGGAGCAATATCCCGGTGGAATGGGCTTTCGGTCAGCTTTTGCACCATCGCGTCTTCGTGGAGAACCTGACTACGCTCACCCGCCTTGTTGACCGTCTCTGCCCGATTCTGGAGCGCAATGGCACGCTTCTGAATCATAGCGCGGTTCTGGTTATGCCAGTTATCGAAGGCGATAGACTCAGAGTTTGTGGAAATCTTGGCCTTTCTAGCCTCCGCCTCCTGCTCGAATGCCTGCCTGTCTGCCGTGAATTGCTTGGTCGCATCGTTCAGCGATACCGCTTCCTCCGCCAGACCATGCGGGTCTTTGGAAAGGAAACTCACCGCATCTTGCGAAACGGGCTTGTCCTTCGTGTCCACCTTCGGAATCGAAGCCGCCGCCTGCTTCTGCGTCTCCGCCAGTTCCTTGTCGAAATCAGCCTTCCGCGCCTGCCACATTTGCGTTTGCACCAACCATGACTGCTTATCCCGCTCAAATATCGGAAGATCGGTCATCTTGTTCATAGGCATACTCCGCCTAGCAATCAACGCCTTCCGCTGATCCTCCAACTCCTGCTGTTTCGCGGTAAGTTCTTTCTCGACCTCCCCGTGGTAGGCCAGCTTGTCCTGTAAATCCTTACTCTGGATGGCCATGCGCTCCTCGGGCGTCACCTTGCCCCGCAGGTGCTCACCATACTGGTCTGGCGTGAAGTCTTTGATCTGCGCCAGTTCGGCCTGCATGTCGTGGACTTTCTTCTCACGCGTCATGTATTCCCGCGTCCGGTCTAGCTTCTCGGCGGAATGTGTCCCCAGCAATGGAAGCCCACCCTCATCCGCCTCCCTAAGTTTCCTCCGATCCGCATCGGTAAGAACCTCGTCCTGCAAGGGCATCAGGGATTTCTCAATGTCGATCTTTTCTTTCAAGTCTTTCAACCGCCCCTTGAGTAAATGATCTTGGCTCGCCTTCGCCACTTTCGCGTCAGACGAGAAAATGCCCACCTTCGGGTCATACCCCTGCCAAGGCTGCCCCTTGTTCTGGCGGTAAATGTTCGGGTCTTGCGGATTATCCTTGTCCGGTCCAATATCGGCCTGCTTGTCCTTGTAAACCATCGTAAACGCCCCATCCGCCCCGCGTTTAATCTCGTATTCACGCCCCGCCTGATCCCATCGCGCACCCGTGTTAAGCTGCTTCGTCTCAACCCCGCCCGTCATCGGGTTAAAACTAGGCTCCACACGCCCAAATTCATCCTTGTGCGTGGCAATCCCCGCCCCCTGCGCCCTAGCTTCCGCCACGGCATTGTTCTCCTTCAAAGTCTGCTTGGCCGCGTTCCTTTGCTCCAATGCCGCCGCCTTCTGCTGCCTAATCTGCTCCCGAAGGTAGGCGTTCTGGTAAACTTCATTCTTCCTGTCGAATTGGTCCCTCGCCCGTTGCTGGTCAACCTCCGCCTTGTAAGCGTCCACTCCCGGTGCCTGACGCGGGATAATTTGCGTCGAACCCCTCCTTACGGGTGCTGCTGGTAGCGGTCTAGGTATCGGCTCCTGCATCACCGGAGGCCCGCGACGCAACGCGGCTGGCGTGTAAACCGGGGGCGGCGCTACTGCCTGCTGGGGTGTATAATCTCCAGACACGTCCACGTCCTCCGTAGATGGTCGGGAAATTTCATCGTCTGGAAGCACGGCGGTAAAATTCGACATGCGCGGAATGTAAGGTAAATCCTACTATTTGCAATAGCAATCCTTCCGTGGTAAGCTGCCAGCCACAAACCTATGCCAGAAACACTATTGACTCCAGAACAGGAACAAGAAAAGAAACTCGAAGAGATGACCAAGCTTATCGCTGGAAGGAACTTTCTCGGATGGTTTCAGTCCTACGGTGTCGTGTTCTCCAAGAATGGCAAGGCGGAAGGGATGTCAATCGACGGGAAAATGCTTAACCCGAATCCTATGCAGAAAACCATAGGTGAAGTTATCAAATGGTTCCAGAAGCGTCACCTTCCTGTCCGCATCATTTCACTAAAGCCCCGTCAGCGTGGCTCAACAACGATCTTCACCGCCGCCGCCTTCCATTTCATGTCGGGAGCACCACCAGGAACAACAGGGCGGGTCGTTGGTGGAAATGAAGAAGTAGTTAGAACCCTATTCGAGATGTTTGAAAAATACGCCAACCATGACAACTATTTCAAGCACAACAAAGCTGAAATCATGCCTCGCGGATTACGCGGTCGGTGGGCTAATGGGAGCGAACTAAAAGGCCTTACTTTGGGCGGGAAGCCGAGTGCCGTTGGCTCTATGAACCCTCTTATCCTAGCTACGGAGTGCGCTCTGTATGATTCCCCCGGTGACGATAATATTCCAGACGCGGAAGAGAGGTTTCTCAATCTGTCAAAAACCTGTCACTACAACGAGAACACAATGATGATTAAGGAGTCCACGGCACGCGGGACTTCTGGCATGTTCTACAAAGATTACATGCGGGCTACTCCATGGGAGAAAGTCTTGAAAGAAGGGAAGATTTCAGGGGAGAACGCTACCATCTCTCTTTTCTTCCCTTTCCATATTTTCGATACTTCTGCCGAAATCGGTCCAGATATGAGCGAGGAAGAAGCTAAAGACTTCATCGCCAGCCTTGATCCAGACGAACAGCAATACCGCGCCAACGTCATGAACGATACAGGCGTCATTCTAACCGCCAACCATATGAAATGGAGGCGGTTTATGATGGAGAATGAATGCGGCGGCGATCCTACTATCTTCGACCGCGATTTCCCATACTCAGTAGAAACCGCCTTCACCAAGTCAGGCTCCCCCAGGTTCACGAAAAAGTCCACGTCCATCCTCCGCCGCAATGCTAATGCCCACCCGCCAGTCGAATACGGAAACTTTACCATGCAGGGGAGCAATCCCTTCTCTCGTAAGGACGTGGTGACATTTGACCGCGTGCATTCCCCGACTGACGCGAACTGGTGGATTTACGAGCACCCGTTGGCTGGTTGCCGGTATTACGTTGTGGACGACCCTAGCTTGGGCAAGATACCGCAGGGGGGCAAAGACCCTGATAACAGCGGGATTGGCGTATTCAGGGCTGGATACCGGGATTCTATGGGCATCTGGAGGCCGATGAAGCTGGTGGCGGCGGCAGCGAACTCGAATGGGAAGAAGAACTACTGCTTGTGGCCTGCTGAGACTGCGGAGCGGGAGCTTTGGAAGGCGAGCAAGTATTACGGGGGGACGAACATGATCCCTATCGTTATCGAAACGCCTATTGATGACGGGCTCAATCGTTCGCTGAAAGAGAAGGGTGCGCCGCTTTACGTCCAGCGGAAGGCCAATGCCATCGAGGAAGTGGAGGAAACGACCTACGGCTTCCGGCAGACCGTGGCAACCAAGGCTGACATTCTAGGTGATCTGGAGCGTGCCTTGAAGGAGAACTTTGGCGCAGACGACGGCGGAATCCTAGATGGAGGCGGCCTTGATATTCCTGATTTGTGGACAATCGAAGAAATTGAAAACATGGTTCGTAAACCTGACGGTAGCGTTGCCGCAGGACGGGGGCATGACGACCGCGCAATGTGCGTTGCAATAGCCGTTGCCGTAGAGAAGTGCGCTCAACCATACGTCCCAACGTCTCGCATCATCGACAAGTGGGAGCTATCAGACCGCCAGCAAGCACAAGCACCTCGGCGCGGGAACTTCTGGTAGAACTTCCGCAGCAGCGAACCTATCGGTCGCTGTGCTCTTTGTTCGGCTTAATCATGGGATGGAGGTTCGGGCAATTTGCACCAATGTGTGCGATCTTTATCTATCCATGCTTCCCATCCGAGACCTACGCTTGATACGCTCCACTCATCATCGCGCCATGAGCCTGCAACAATGAGGTCTGTTCTCTCTGGCATCTTAGTGCGCCTATGCACCCACTCCGAACCAGCAGCGGCAGGGCGATCCCTTGCCGACTCGTTCGTATTAGTTTCGTCTTTCATGCCGCGACACTACATCACCGCATGGCGGAGTCAATACTATTCTTGCTTTCCGACGTTTGTTCCCGTATTGGGAACTAAATCAAACTATGCCCTTGAGCATATCTGAGAGCGGGTTTTTCTTCCGCTTGTTGGCGATATTACCGACGATGGCTTGGTTGTTGGGGCCGGTTGGCTTTTGGAGGACGGAAGGCGTGGGTAGTGCTGGTTCTCCTAGAGGTGCGATTCCCCGGGTGCGTGGGTTTTGTGAGACTTTTACGGGGTCTAGAGGGTTGGATGGAGCGGTTAGCGGGCTTTTGGGGGCGCGGGTGTCCGTTGTGAAGCCGAATGGCGAAGGAGAAGGCTCTGAGGGGGCAGGGGCTTTCCCGTTAGGATAGAGGGCCTTGCGCTGTTCCTCGCGCTTGGCATTCTCGGCATATCCCGGTTGCAAGCTAGGGGCAACGCCAGGGACGGTTGGGACAACGGGGGGGAGCAGTCGGCTTTCTGCACCTGCGATTTCCTCGGTGGTGGTTGGAGCGAAGTCTTTGAAGCCTGCGATAGCTTGACGCTTGCGGTCCAGCAGGGTTGGGGGAGGTCCAGCGAGAGGGTTTGCTGTATCCGTATCGGTGTTTGCTGTTTGCGGCTTTGCAAGAACTGGAGGGGTGGTTTCTGGTGGGGTAGTCGCCCCAGAAGCAGTTGCCGCTTTAGTAACTGCCGCCCCAGCGTCCATCGCCTGAGCACCCGCCATTACCGTTGCTTTCGGCTTATTCTTACTGGCATCAACTCTTTTATTGAGCCAGTTACGTTGCCCGTCACTGATAACTGAAGTCCCGTCTGCTCTGCGGGCAATCATGTCTGGCCCCACCACCCACCCGTTCTTTTCGGCGGTTGTGCTGTTTGGCTTTGCAAGAACCGGAGGCGTAGCGGGTGCTGGCGCATCGGGAGCCTTGGCGGGTGCCGTGCCGTTCACGCTTGCCGTAGGAGCGGGAGCCGATGCCGTGGAAGGAGATTCGGGTGGACGGGCGATTGTCGCGGGGATTTTAGGCTTAGGTGCCTGCCAAGGGGGAGTATCGAGGAAGTCGGGAGCCGCCGTAGTCGCTGGCGTTTTCGCCGCCTTGTCCGCAGCAGCCTTATCGGCATCGGCTTTATCGGCGGCATCTTTGAGTGCCTTGTCGTAGTCCGCTTGGTCCACTTTAGACATTTTATTCGCGTCTCCGGTAAACTTCACGTTCCTTTCGGCCTGCTTGAGGCCGCCTGACGCGGCATACCGCTCAGGACCGTTCGCCTTCAACCAGTCAATCCCGCTGGTAGGTGAGAGGCTACCGGAGCGCAATCCGCCACCGGGACCGGAGCCGCTTCCCTCCGCATTCTGCCGTGCCCGCAGACGCCCGTAGATTTCATTTTGGGTGAGCCGGTTAAATTCCCCGCCGCTAGCCGTCCATTGCGATGCTCTTTTGCCCTTGCCGGGGCGCATGAGAACGCCTTTCATCGCTTCGCTGGCTTGCTGTTCGAGGGATTGGGTAGGGGAAAGTAGGGACATAGGTTAGGAGTGGTGAAATTTCCCTTAGATTACTCGGGAATTGGGGATTTGCAAGATTTAGGTTGCTCGGGAATGGGCGGCGTGGTATGGTGGCCACGCTGTGAATACGCCAGCCTGTGCAGTTAGCAAAAGTGGGGAGGCAGAGTAAGGATTGGAAGTTTCCGGTCGCTCTGCCTCCCTTGTTTTTTCCCATTGAAGAATTAGCGATCTGTGATAAAATGGACGCGGACCGAATGCTGTAGAGAACATTCAGGCCGCTAACACTAACCATAATTCGACTATGACTAATGCCTTAAAAGAAATACCACGCCTTTCCGATACTGACAAGGAAAGGTTTTTTGGGAAAATAACGACTGACGGTGAAAATGGGTGCCACGTCTGGACCGGGAGCACAGATCGCCATGGATACGGTAAATTCTCCATCAAAAGTAGGATTATCGGGGCTCACAGACTAGCGTTTGTGCTGGCTTACGATGAGCAGCCACTATCGTTTTTAGTGTGCCACCACTGCGATAATGCGAAGTGCGTAAATCCCGAGCACCTATTCTTGGGGACATCACACGACAATATGCAAGACATGAGTAGGAAGGGAAGAAATATCAAATCGGTTGGAGAGAACCAGAAAAGCTCCAAATTGAGTAGTAATGACGTCATGGAGATACGATCCAAATACGCAGGCGGAATTGCATCACAGGCGTCTCTATCCAGAATCTTTGGTGTCTCCGCTAGGACAGTTTGGAAAATTGTCAATTTCAAGAAATGGCGACATATACAATAGTCTAGCCGCTCACTTCTTCCGCACCCGGTAAGCAGGGGCCAATCGAATCCGCCCGCGCTTCCAGACGCGCTCAAGCTTCCCAGCATTGATCTGAGCCAGAATCAACGTCCTCGTGTGCGATCCGCACTTGCCAATTCTAGCCGCAATTTCCTCGGCAGTCTCAGCAGATTCGTCGATAATCTTGGCAGGACGTAAGGCCTCCAGTAGTTCAGATGCCGTCTGGTTCAGATCGGCAGTCGCCACTCGGTTTCGTTTTGGGGTTGTTCGTGTAGCCATACAATGGTTCGGTCGTCGGAATACTCGCCCCAGCAGAAGCCGCCTGCCCATGCGTGGGTCGCCCTGCGTGCGTTGGCGTAGTCCATGTTTGGGATATTGGAGAGCGTGCCCACTGAGTAGCCTGTTGGGTTGTCTGAGCGGCGTCCCTTGGCCATTCCTGGTCGGTGAGTGTGCGCGAAAATCACGTTACCCTCAGTTTCCGCCATGTCACGGCATGAGTTCTCGTTGAAAACGTAGCCGTGCATCACCTTGTAATTGCCAATCATACGGAAGTCGCGGATGGACCACCCCTCGACGTATTCGGCCTTGAGTGCCTTCATTTGCTTCTGGAGGCGGCTCACGATGTTCATGGCGCAGTCGGCCACGATGGCGTTGGTGGAGTCTTGGAGCTTAACAATTCTGATTTCATGATTTCCGTTAAGAACCATGGTTGGACGTAATTCCTGTAAGAATCGACACCCAGCGTCAATGTCCGGTCCAACCGGCTCACTCTCATCACTTGTCCCCCGTGCCCCCGCCCTGAACGCCGCCGTGTCGCAGAAGTCCCCCAAGTGGACAACCGTCTGCGGTTTCCAGTCCTCCCTGAACTTGCAAACCGCCTTTCCCGCTACCTTGTCGATGTGATTCCCGTGGGAGCACCCTACGGCTAAGAACTTTTTCCATTTGCGGGTTATATTGGACATAGATTAAATTTCGTTCAAGCCCTTGTCGTTTGGTTCGATGATTCGGACGTTGTGCTTGTGTAGAAAGTCGGCTAGAAGCTTGGCGTTTCTGGTTACTACATTTTCGGGGAGTGCTGGGTCGAGGTGATGTCCATACTCATGGATCAAAGCTTCCAAACGGGCCTTACCTGTTGTGCGCGGGTCTATCTCAATCTCGTTGTCGCAATACGTCCCCCATGCCTTCTCACGGCCTAGCTTCTTAATGATAACTCGCGGATGTCTTGGTTTGGGAGGCATGGTTATTGAAGTATCTCATGCCCCAATCAACCCGTAATTCTGATTCTAGACCGGATAGACGAAAGAGAGCGCGTCCTAATAGCCACTTCTCCCCCGTCCCTGCTTCCGTTTCCGTCCGTATTCCCTTCGCATGTGGGGACAAGTCCCGCTATCGGCGGCCCCATAGCGATTCCGATATGGCTGAAGGTGTAAACAAGAATATCCCCCTTCTTAATGTCGCCCCCGTGCGGTTTTTTAAGTTGGACTGATCCATCCTGAGAACGCGCCCATTCCTCAAATCCCCATGCCGCTGCCGTCTTAGGTAGCTTGAAATTGACGTGCTTGTATCCGACCGCCTCACGCACACACCAGCAAACGAACGCTGCGCACCAAGGCCATGCCTCCTTTGGGTTCAGATTCGTCGCCGCCTTGTATTGGTTCACTCGTGGGCCGCAGTTTGAGCCGTTGGTTTCGTGAACGCCAAGTTCCAGCTTGGCAATTTCGGCAATGTCATTGGCTAGTAATGATGCCGGTCTTGACATATTCTGGATGGCAGGAATGGGTTCTGGCCTATTGAACCAAGATGCGATGCGTTCAAAGATATTCATAATTATGGTATTTTGGCTGAGATTGATTCCAGATACCGGATGATGTCACCCACGGTTCGGAAGTGGTCGAACGTCTTGTCTGGAATGGTGATTTCGTAAACTTCCTCCATTGAGTTGTGGAGTTCTGCTAGGTCCACAATGTCCATTTCCAGATCATCGCGGAGCTTTGAATGGTGGTAGGCTCCCCCGCCCAAGTGGCCGATGGTTCTGAGAATGCGGCGTAGAGCGTATAGGTGACTCATTGATTCAGCCTGAGTTCGTTGGTTGCGATAACTTCGACCATGCAGAGTGCGGCGGCTATGAAGGCGAGGCAGGTCGCTATGAACAGGGCGAATCCGAGGCGTTCTAAGGTGCTCATTTTGTGATGACGGGAACAGGATCGTGGACGTTGACGGGGATTTCAATGGTGGGGGCTTTCGGGGTGGTGTCTCCCCATAGGGTGATGCCTACCGATACGCCTTGGAATCCAACGGTTCCGCTGATTGCAGGGCCGTAATATTTACAGGGAAGTCTCGTGCCGTCCGGCAGCTTAGGCGGGCATGTGCAGGCAGGAATCAGGAAAAGGATGGGCAGTAAGTATCTCATTAGTGTGGTTGGCTGGCTTTTTTGGCGTAATATTCGAGCATGGCGTCGGTATTGTCGAGATTCTGGTTTATCATTCCTGCTTGAAATGAATCGCGCATGTGCTGGCATGAGGACAGAAGCAGGATGGCGGAGGCGATTAGGATTGCGATGAGGAATTTCACAGCAGGTTGGCGCGAATGTGGTTGGCCCGTTGCTCGTCACGGAAGGCGATGGCTAGGAACTTGGTGTCGTAATAGGTCACGGTTGGCTCACCGTTGTCCTTGTCCCATGACTCCACGGCAAATCCGGTTGGCATGACGATTGGCTTCTTGGCCATGCTTGCCCGCAGGTCCAGAAGTGCCTGCTCGTCGTCGGAAGGTGACGTGGGCTTGGCAATTGGCTTCATTTCTTCCCAGAACGCGGCAGACGACGCCTTGCTCTCCGCTGGTGTCATTGGCCTAGAATCCGCGATTATGGCCTTAAACATGGCTGACCTGCTGGGGAGATTGGAATCGAACGGAATCGCTGGTTGCTCCCTGATCGGTTCCTGTTCCTCGGATAGCTTTTGCAGGCTCTGTAGGTTGGTATATCCCATCTGCTTTCCGACGTATGACACGACGAAATCCAAAGCACCCAGCACTAGAGCAGAAAGGCCAATGCCAATCGCTTCCTGTGCGCTAGGCGTATTCCCGAACCTAGCCGCCACCATGCCGATCACCGGAGCCGTCACCACCCCTATCTTGAGCAGTAACTTCCTCGAATACTTGCTCCACATCCACCCGACGAACTTATGCAGCGCATTCGGACTGGCGTAGGGCTTCCCTGTCGCAGGGTCGTTGACTCGTGTGTCATCGCTCATTTGCGCATTATCGCCCCGTGGCCGAAATTGTCAAGGTTTTACAAATCTGGTAGTTTCTCATGGTTGAGAATTTGGAGGTTTCGGCTTCACAATGACGTAGCCCACATAGGATGAATGACTGGCAATCAGGAATGCCTCCGTGTCCACCTCCGTTCCGTTCCTGAGCATGTATGACTCCCGGTAAGGAAGCATCTCCTTGACGGCAAGCTGCCATGCCTCTCGCGCCCGTGTCTGGTCCCCGCGTGCAATGGCCTGCAACCATCCCCACCCAAGCATTTCCTCACGCCCGATGCCGAACATATCCGCCAGCTTAGGGTTGGAGTAGGTGCATTTCGCATCTAGGCTGCACATGTAAATACCGATCCCAAGGTGGTCACAAACGATATTCTGACGCACCTCCATAGCGTCGGCGGTTCGGATGATTTCGTCCAGCAGTTCCTTGATCCTCGCGCTCGGGTCATCCCCGAAGTGATGCTTGAGCTTAGTTACAAGCTCTACCGAATTTCTCCAAAGCAGGACACGCAATCTGAGCTTTCTCCACGCAACCACCCCTGTTACCACCGCCGTAGTAACCTGCCCCGATAGCTTGATGATCGTTTCCGGGTCCCATTCCATGAGGTGCTACATGATAGCCACTAGCAGTTTGATTAAAATGAAAGACGCAATCGTGAACACGAAATATCCGATAATATCGAATGCGTGATTTGGTATGGATGAAATGAGTCGTCGCATGATGATTCAACTCGTTAGGGCAAAGAAACGGTGCCGTCAGAAGCAACTTTGAGCGTTGATCCCGCCGCCGCAATCTTGTCGTTTACAAGCGACGGGGCGAGTTGCGCCAGAAGCCCCCGCCATGTTGCGAGAGCAGTCAGAAGATTTTTCCCGTTCGTCCCTTGCCGCGCCCAGAACTCTGCCGGGGTAAAGTGTTCGGACTTGTCGATTCGACCAATGCTGGTTATCAGGACAGTCGCCACATGCTCAAGGAGTGCTTGGTAGTCAGCGTCGATAGCCGCGCAGGCGGTGGCGATATGATCGGTGGGCGGGGTGATGTTGGTGAGGGGCATATTACGCTGGGGTGATGAGGGTTGCGGCAGTGATGGATTCGACGCCATTGCCGGAGTAGGAGACGATGACGAAGCGCAACTCCATTGTGGGAGTGCCGATGTTGGTTGTAGCCGTTAATTTGAGGGCCATGTTTCCGCCCCCGCCATCCACCACGGAATAGGTCACAGGTGTGAGCGTGCTTCCTCCTGTCGCGGCGAGGGTGCCGTCGGTCTGGACGATAGTCGCGGTGATGGTCCCGCCTTTGTTGACAGCAGAGATGACGAGACGCGTGGTAAGGGCTTGATAGTCCGTGCCATTGCCAACCGAGAGCACGCAATCAACCACGCACCCGATGAATTTACCGGACCCGACCGCGAAGGTGCAGAAGGTGGCGGCAGCGGCACCCGAGGTGAGGGCGAATGCCTTTGCGACCGCCTGATAACGCGGAACGGATGCCGCAATTTGTGCGGTTGAGCCAGTCGTCGTGGATTCGTGGGTCTTGTGGATAACATCGCCGCCACGACCTGTGCCTGTCCCTGCCCCGCCAGCAAGGATCTGGTTCGCGCCTGCAATATTCGATCCAGACCCATTATGCGCCTTCAATGCTTGGTGGGTAGGAGAGGTAGCGTCCAAACCCATCTGGATGACCGCAGCGCCTTGGCGCATGAAGAATGCGTCAGTCGAAGTGCTTGCACTCCCTGATCCCCATCCGATGCGTGCGCTAGACCTAACGCTAAGTCCGGTAACGCCTACGCCAAGCACCTCAGAGCCATTGATGACTCCATAAATTGATCCAAAGGAATCAAAGGCGAAACCGTAGCCTGACCCCAATGCTCCATGCGCTAAAGACGCGACGGCGCTGGCAGTCACGGGAACAAAGAACCGCGACCCCATCCTCAGAGACACGTCCTTCCCGCGTTGACCTAGCGCGGGCGTGTTGCCAAATGGCCCAGTTCCCAGAAGTGATTTTGCGCTGTTCATGGATTAGAACTCCTCGATTTGGGCGCACGCGTAAAATCCACCAGAGGAAGCTGCGGGGGCGGTAAGGTTGGCTAGAACCAATTTGAATCCTGTTGGGATGTAGAGAACCTGCTTGCCAGCAGAATCGAACGATAGGCCAGTGACGTAAGCCGATCCAAGTAAGTCAACGCCCACAGTCGTTCCGGCAGCGGCACCACCAGAAGAAGCGGGGACGGTGACGTAGCCTAGAATGTGGAATGGAGTGGCGACAACCGCTGCGGGGACTCCCGTTGTGGCGCGGCTGAGGGTGAAGGCAGAGCTTGATCCAATCGCGGTGATGAACGTTCCGGAAGCTACGTTCGTCCCCGTAATCATCATCCCGATGAGAAGATTGGAAGTGTCGGTAGCGGTTGAGAGTGACGTAGAAGTTGTCACGCTGGTTGCAGCAGTCGTGCTTGATGCCGTAATGGCAGATAGCGTAACCGTTGGATAGCTCGGATCATACAAGCCAAAGACGAATGTCGATGCCGTGGATTGGTTGCTTGCCACCATGAGTGATTTACAAACCGCGTCATTTGACCCGCCAGAGTAGTCGGCCCCCGCCACTTGCAGGAACTTAAATACGGTTCCTTGAGCGGGTGTCCAGTAGGCTCCTGCTACCTTGAGATTTTGAGTAAGTGGGAGAGTAGTCGTTTTAGCCATGAGATTAGGTTAGTTGAGTTTTGAGTATAGTGTAAATTTCAGCCTCCGCAAGCGGCGAGAATGGTAAAGGCCATGGATGATTTCGCATCTAGGGCGGCTTGGAGGTCGGTCTGTGAGGAAAGCGTTCCTGTGATGCTTCCCCATGTTCCGCCGCTACCACTAAGGTTTTCTGAAATATAGGCCAGAAGTATATTGCGGACGGAATTGGTATCGGTGGGGGCACCGAAGGCGGAGGTGGACACCGCTTGAGATGCGGAGAGTCGTTGTTGGGTGGTGATGGCCATGAGATTAGAGGGATGCCCAGAAGGCGGTTAGGACAAGGTGGGGTTTAGTTGATATGTAGCGGTCAACTTGCGCGGCAATGCTGGCAGCGGCGTCATTGGCACGGGCAAGAATAGCGGCATCTGTTGACCCGGCAATCTTGGCCAGCATGAAGCACTCCTGCTGATTGGTGTCTCCAGTGATGGGGACGCCTTTCAGGTAGGCGATGCAGGAATCAAGCTGGTTGGCGGTGATGGCCATTAGAATTGTTGGATTGAGATGGGGATTGTGATGGAAAAGGAGATTGTCGGACGGACAATGGTGGTGGAAATGGTGTCGCCGCCTTGTTCTAGGTGGGTGCCTATGGATTCCTGCTGAATATTTGTCTGGACTGTCCTTCCGAGGGTCTTGGAGGAAGCCGATTCCTTCTGTGAAGTTTGGGCGGTCTGGTTGTAGCCGATCTTGGTTTGCACCGCTTCCCCATAAACGCCGATTGGCACCATCGTAATCGGAGTGACGTCGGTAGGAGCAGTCGTGCTTTCGATGATCGTCGTATCGGGAATGTCCTTCTCGATTTCGGCAAGAAAGACTTCGGGATCAGTGATGGTTTCTGGAATGGTAGTGCTCATTATTTTCCTAGTTGTCCGTAAGTGTTTTCCAGTGAGAGAGTTACGCCATTCACCCCGTTGACAATGCCGCCATCGTCCACCTGCTCGTTGTAGTTGTGCGTGCCAACTTGGCTCACCTGCTTGGGACTGGTCGTTGTCACCAGCTTGTCATTAAGGCTCTCATTCTTCGCCACTTGCTGAGTCACTTCCCCGTTAAAGATGATTTCCCCTGAGATTTCAATCTTGGTTTCGCTACTTTGCACGACTAGGCCACACGTTTTCCCGTCCTTGATCCCTTGTGAGAGATTTGTAAGGAGTTGCGCCACACTGGAGGCCAGGGAATCAATATGAATTGCCATAGTCGTATGTTACCACCCTTTAGGTGTTCGTGCAAAGGATTTGCCACCTGCGTCAGGACGGGTGGGTTCACGGGAAAGACGCTCCCGTGCTCTGTCTGCGGCCATCCGTGCTTTGTTCGGATCGCCGGTGAATATGTTGAGAAATGAGAGTTCTTCCTCGGCCAGGGCCAGTAATTCCCCTTGGAATGCACCTAGCATCGGCAGGGCGGGGCTTGCTGTCTCCACGCCCGTTGTCTCGTTGATGTTCTGGAACGTGTCCGCCAGCGTGATTGTGGCGGGCGCAAACTCAATCCGGTAGGAAATGCGCGTGGCAGATGACGGCATCGGCCAGACGCGAAGGTAGAGGCTCACCTCGTTCAACGTGTAAATCCCGTCATCCTCGTTGTCTGCGCGTGCCCGTGAGTCCACGGTTTCGATCCGGTAGCAGGAAGGAATGCCCGTAGTCGCCGCCGTCTCGTCAATCGTCCCGTCCCAAGCGTAAAGCGGACATGGGTTGCCGACAACGTAGATGGAGTTTACGGTTTTTACCTTGTCGCTCAGGCGCACCACGTCCCCATAGACCAAGTGGCTAGTCCCGCTTGCCGTATAGAGCAGGTCCGCACCGCCGCCCGCGCCGTCACTGTCATTGCGGTAACGGTTCAAACTGGTATCACCTGATACCATGACAGACCTCCCCGCCGTAGTTGTGGGCAAGGCGGAAGAAGAATAGGTGGTGGGAGCCGCCAGACTTGCGCCGTCTGTGCCCTGCTTAAGGTGTGTGGGGAGCCACTGGTGGAGCTCGCCGCTGGCATTGTTGACGCAGTCGATTACCGATTGACGATCCGACACAGACATTTCCCGGAAATCAGGAACGGCTAACGAGCGGCAAACGCGATTTAGGAATTGGGTAACATTCATTTCATGCGACTCCTTTCCATGTTTCGCGGCGCTTTATGTAGCTGATGGTGGCTAGGCTTACACTGTATTCCGCCGCGATTTCCCTTAGTATTCTTGGATCTGCGCGGATAGCTGTGATATCAGAATTCTTTAACTTTGAGCATCCGTGAGCCTCTCCTCTTGGCAAACGGTCTGGATGTAGGCGTGCTCCATTCTTGTCTCCTTTTGCTGCCCGGCCTTTTGATGCCATGTCGACCCCGTTGTCTAAGCTAGTCCCGAGGAAAAGGCATTCAGGATTAACACATGATGGGTTGTCGCACGTGTGACAGACCTCCAGATTTCCGGGATCAGCGCCGTAATAAATGAAGTATGCAACGCGGCTCGCCCTGAACATCTTCCCTCCAATTCCAAATGCGCCGTAACCATCTCTGTCCCTGCAAGCGAGCCACTCAAGGCATCCTGTTTCGGTTGGAGTTGTGGGAATTTTCTTGTAGAAATTCCGCTTGTTTTGCTCCGTAAGTTGGGGAATAGGTGTGCAGGATCTGGCCATAGTATGTTGTGGTTGGATTTTAGGCCCATTCCAGCGACGAAAACGCTGGGATGGGTCGTTATTTTTAGCGGGAAATGGGAGGAATGTCAATAAGGAGTTCATGGCTTTATCGTCCTCTCCGGCTTGGGTGTAAGGGCTGGATTTTGAGGGTCGGCCTGCGCAAATCGTGCCCTTGCTGCCGCCGCCGCCGCTTGGTGAAGCGGTGCCGCGTCCCTACGGCTGGCGTAGGTGCTTGCGCTCGCCGCTTCCCGAAGGAGTGGCAGAAGCAGGCTTTCGGCGTATTGGTGGGGTAGCGGAATGACGGTGCCTGTATTGCAGTCGCCAGAGCGGTAACGGAGAGATTCACGCTCCACGTCCGCCCGCAACGTCGCCCCTGTGATCGGTGCCGAGACGTAAATCCTCACCCGTGTCCTGTCTCCCGATAATTGATACCCTCGCTCAATCCAGTATCCGTAAATGGTATTCCCCCCGCTCGTATTGTAGTAGGTGGAGAAATTGAGAAGCTGGGACTTGGTGGACACCCCGATAAGCTGCCTGCGGATGGCCACGCTGCCTGATCCCGAGGTTGTTTTCATTAGCACCGGCCCCACTACCGCCTGCACGTTGTCCGGTAGAGTGTAGTAGTAAAGCCCGTTGTTCGAGTCGGTAGTCCCGCTGGCAACGTCAATCGTCTCCCTGCTCAAGTATTGCAACTCTTTTGCATTAAGAAGGATTTCTTGCAGGCAACCGTTGAGGATGTCCAAGGCTGCCGTCCCGCGTGCCGTGTAGGCCGTATCGCACCCGTCAGAGCAGCCTGCGCCCCACACAGAGTAAATAGCCTCCAATGCCTGCTTCACCGTGAATCCTGGGTCAGTCAGCGTAACTCCCGCCGTGAACTGCTCCCCGATGTAGAAGTTGGAACCCTTGACGCTCACCGGAGCATTGATCCCCACCGTGAATGTCTCGCAATCGTTCAGCGTCACTCCTAGCACGCTCACGCGAGACTGGAAAGTGATTCCCCCCGTGAGGTATTCCGTGTCGCTGATTCCAGCGTTGACAAAGTTGTAGCCGATGTAGTTGGTCGCACCGGAGACGCTTCCGCCGACTGGGCAGGTGGCTGGCCAGTAGACATTTGCGGTGCCTGTTACGGTGCCGCCGATATTGTTACCCTGATTGAGGGGTGAGAGAGTCCCGTAGAAATTCGCGGTCCCAACAATTACTCCAGTGTTATTCCCCTCGTCTTGGTAGATTTTGCAATCGGATGAGTTTACGGTCCCCGTATTTGTCGATGTGGCGTCGAAAAGAACGCTAGGTGATGTAACCGTCCCATCATTGATTCCAATTACCAAAAACTGAACGATTGTAGAAGTGACAATTCCAGTAGCATTGTTTGTCGCCCCTTGGAATATACACTGAGTAGTATCAATTGTGCCGTAATTGATAGAACTTGTATCAAACGTGCATGATAATCCATGAAGTGCTCCCGAGTTTGTCGATGTTGTCCCAAATAGGGTGTATTCTGCCGCCGTGATGACGCTTGTAGATGTAGTTCCAGTTCCGTCTCCAAAGTCGCATACTTCACAATTTATGATTCCTTTGTTCTGCGAAGTTCCTGAGAATGTGCAGTCTCCCGTGATTGTAGCTGTAGATGAACTATAACTTGTATTGGCAAATGTGCAGTTTCCAGTAATGGTTCCCGCATTGATAGTTGCATTATTGAACGTGCAAGCTCCGATAATGATGCCAGCAGAAGTAACAGATGCGGATGTATTAAAGGTGCAAGTCCCGGTAACATTCCCAGCGCATGTGGATGAAGAATTGAAGGTCGTTGCGCCTCTTACCGTCGCCCCCGCCTTGTTCGATGAAGTAGAATTGAACGTGCAACCACCCTGGATGACGCCGCCGCTCTCATTCGTGCTCGCGTTGTCAAACACAGTAGTCCCTGTCACCGTCCCGTAGTTCTTTGCAGACGTGCTGAACGTGCAGCCTCCAAGGACATTCGCCCCAACAGAGTTCTCTGTCGTGGTCTGAAAGATACAAGTCCCCGCCACAACCCCGGCATTCTTCGCCGTCCCCGCAAACGTAGCTGAACCTGAAACAGTCAGGTTCATGTTCAACGTGAAGTTCGTGATCGTCAGATTGGCAACCGTGGCAGAATACGACGATTGCGTCACCGCTCCCGTAAGCAGAACGGTATCACCCGTCGCTGGAAGGGAGGCAGCAGCGCCTACACCGGGGGAGGTATCCCACCAGTTGCCTAACGTGCTCCATAGGTGATCGCCCGTGGCATCATTGTAGTACTTTGTTGCCATAGTTCGCTTTCATTAACCACCAAGGTATCCGTAGCGAATGACAAGCCCCGTAGGACCAGCGGGTATGATCGGAGCGTTCCCGTTTGTCACGGTCAGCGTGGTAGTCAATGCTCCCGCACCAAGCAGGCTCCCTGAACTAGAGGCCGTGAATACACCCACATGAGTAATGTCCCCCCAATCAGCGGTTGGAGTTGCGAAAGTCTTTGCCGTTCCAAGAGTGATCGTGGTGGCATAATTTGAGGTCGTTGCCGTGTTCCAATCGGAAGTGGCAAGTGCCACCCGCGCATAGGAATTACCAGAGGCCTCAGTAATCGTCCCGTCGAGAGCCGCTGTCTTGAGAAGTCCCAAGTAGAGGATCGGTCCAGAACTCCAGCTTGCAGTTCCAGTTCCAACGGCAAAGGACGTGCCTTTGTATTTAAAGTTGAGCATCTGCTCTGCGTGCGAGCTTGTAGCGGAGTTCATTGTGTGAAATTGAGTCGGGAATTTGTTAAGAAATCAGAAATATCAGAAAAGGAACCGCTGGGGGCAGGAGCGGACTGCCACCCCCAGCGGTTTGAATCAAGCCACTCCTACTAGGTCACAGTAGGCAACTGCGCAGTCGGGATTTTCACCGCATGGCAGATGACGCCAACCGATGGGGTTCGGCTGGCACGATCCTGGCGGAGGTGCGTCCCGAAGTAGGACCGGATGTAGGTCCGCTTCATGAAGCCATCTTCCTCACTTTCCATGCCGCGACGCATTTTGGTGACACCGTAAGGCCGCAGGATACCACCCGCGCCATAGACAGGGGTGAATGCCAGAGGCACGCCCTTGACGTTGCATTGGTAGACCATCGCGCCGACAGGGTGACTGTAAGCGATGTTCCAGGTGGTTCCAACGCCAGTGTAGCCAGTTGAGATACCGCCAGTCCCGAGGGTGGAACCGCCGATGAAGCCAGTTCCGAAGGACGTTCCGGCAACGAAGCCAGAGACGGTTCCCGCGCTGGAGTAGAGACGGCCAGCACAGACGATCTTGTTGCCGTCATTGCCGACGTTGATTGCCGTGCCTGCACCCGCCGTTCCACCGCCGCCGGTGTAAACGTAGAAGCCCACGCCGTTATTGACGTGCGTCCCTGCATTGGGAGGATTCACGATCATCAGGTATTTCGGACCCGAGAAGTCAGTTCCACCAACGAAGTTGTTGGCGGTCAGGACTTCACCAGTCACACCAGCGAGCCAGCTATAAGCGTAGCCGAGGAAGTGCTTGGCGTAGAGCTTGGTCGTGTCGTTGGTGGCATTGTCAGCCCCGCCGAGATAGACGGTTACTGCGCCCGTGCCAGCCGTGATGACTGCGCTCAGGGAACCCATAGGCATCCGTGCTGAGCCGATAGGACCATTGCCGTCGTGGTTCACAACCTTGTAAGGACGCACGATCTGGTCATCCAGCGTGGCGATTTCACCTTTGAGCAGGTAGTCGATGCCGGTATTGGAGGTGCGGAGCAGCGTTTGGTAGTCGGAGCTGATCTTGAGGCTCGTGCAGACTTCCGTCACAGGACCGAATGTCCACTTGTAAACAGGCTGTTTACCGATCATACCGACGCGAGCAGGATTGCCGCCGAGGGTCGCCAGAGTTCCGGAAACAACCGCCATGTTGTTAACATCGAGAATGTCGCTGGAAACAAGCGTGTCGATGGTCTTGGCATTGGCCACGAACTGCGAGCTAGTATGGGCCTTTTCACGAACGCGCATGTCAATCGTCTCAGTCTTGAGACGTCCGAGCCATGCACCCAGCTTTTGAGGGTCGCCATTTTCGATTTCAGCGCGGAGGGCATTGTCCTCAGTCGTGAATTCGTTGGAGGCCGTCGCATTGCGGTAAACATTAACGTAGGCCGCGTATTCTTGGAAGGTGTTCTTTTCAAAGTCAGCAACGGCGGTGAAGAGTGATTCCCCACGCTTGCCTTCACCGTAGTATCCGGTGGCATTGCGGAAATAGACCTTGTGTCCTTTTCCGGCAGAGGTTTCACTTTTGGTCACGACGAGGCCGTCTGGACCGGAGGGATCGTCTTGCGATGTTTCAGCAGAGGCGAAATAGTCAAGGGTTTCACCGCTGCGTTTGCAGAGGTAGTCCCAAATGGCCGCCGTAGACAAACCATTGTCTGTGCGGATGGTGGAGTTGGTTGTTGGAGAACCGAGGTTATTATACATATCAGTTTGTGGGTTGTGGGCTGTTTTGGCCCGTTGTTGTTGACGTTTTTACCCGCCAACCCACAAATCTGATTGCATTCTCGTCAGCCTTTACCCAGGGTTTGTCGAATCAGAATGTTCAGTTCGGCTGGAGAAAGATTGTCCAAGTCTGCCTCAGTCATGGTTTTGACGGGCGGAGTCCCCCTTGTGGGGAGAGGTTGGGGTGGAGCCGCTGGTGCCCTGCCGGATGGTTTTGGCATGGCAACTTTGGCTGCGGGAGGCGTTTTTGCCGTGCCGGGGAGGCTTGGCGCAACGAGAAGGGCGTTTCCTGTCATCTGTGCCAGCACCAACGCGAAATCGTCTTGATTGATAATCGGGTTGTTGGTGGCTTCCAACGAGGCGCGGATTGCTTCGGCTCGCTTGGAGAACTCAGATTTAGGGTCGGAGAGCGCGGGATACATCGAGAGGGCTGCATTCACAGACTCCTGATATTTCGTTTCCGCCTGCTGCTTTTGCGCGTTTTGGGCTTCGATTGCCTTAAACTTCGCTTCCAGCATCAGATCGGTGCGCTTCTCGGTCAGTTTAGCTCGCTCACGTTTCAGTTGCTTTGCCCGGTCACTGTCCACTAGGTCGGTAGCGTCCACGATTTCATCCTCAAGTGCCTCCAGTCTGGCGGCGATTTCTTCCAGTTCTGTTGGTTCTTGGGTTTGTGGGGGAGATTCCTCCGCTTCCTTGGGGGCGGGTTTGGCCGGGTCGATTCCGTAAGCGATCCTTGCGGCTTCCTCGGGCGAAACGCCTGATTTGCGCAAAGTTGCGAATTTGAAATCATCTCCTTTGAGCCGGATTTGCTTCCCTTTGGTGGGAGTAACATCTTCCGTCTCAGGCTCATCCTCGTCCTCTTGGGCGGGTTCCTCTGTGGTAGTGGCGTCCTCTGCTTCGGGAGTTTCCTCCGCTTGCTGGACCTGTTGGGCGTCCTCTACTTCCTCTTGCGATGGAGTGTCAAGGAGCGTTCTGGTGAGTGCTTGCAACTCGGCGTCGGATAGACTGTCAAGTTGAGCTTCGGTATTTGGAGACTCGGGGCTGTTCGCCGCTTCCGTCTCGGGGGTTGTGGTTTCCATAAAATTGCCAGACTGTTCGGCTTGACGCCAGAATGGTCCGTTACGGGGAGTATATCCGGTGAATTTACAATGTCAACAGGGAATGTGAGACTGGGAATCAGTATCAGTATCATCTCTGAGAGATCTCCATGTTTTCCCAATAGCGATATGGCTTATCGTCTGCCTAGAAGTGCCGTATTTTCTGGCAATGTCGATTCTTTTCATGGATTTATCCGCTAGAAGTTTGATTATCTCTAGAACTTGAACCGATTTAAGACCCCTGCCGTAATGCTCAATAGGCTTTCTTCTTGTCCATCTTTTCCGAGCACGGACCTTTTCTGGGAATTTTCGAGACCAGTGATTATCCCCCCTTTGAACGGTTTCTGGGTGCATCCTTGACCCCGTCCTATCTCCACTGGCTTGCCTCCCCTTTGCCTGCCTATCTGCCATATTGTCTTGGTGCGTTCCGAGCCATAAATGCTCTGGATTGACGCAGGATGGATTGTCGCATTTGTGGCAAACACAGAATCCACACGGGTCTACTCCGGTTGCTAAGAAATAAGCAATCCTGGACCCTCTTCTCATTCTACCACCAACCCAAAATACAGCATAGCCTGCAAATTTTCTGGCAATCCATTCATGACACCCGGTGTCTGGATTGATTTTGATTCTCCCATAGAAATTCTGTTTGTTTCTTTCCGTAAGGGGTGGTATCGGTCTAGTAGCTTGAGCCATGGTAATTTCGTGGTTTAGGTTAGCGGCCTGAATGCTTTCGCGAGTATTCGGGCCGTGTTTATTTTAAGGCGGATCGAAAATAATGCAAATGAATAGTGATTTTGAGTCTCAATAAGGGCATTGCAAACCGCAAATTTGCGCTTACTATCAGGCATGGCGTTCTTTGAACCTCCTAAAAGCAATCCAATTTCGTCCATTTCCCGCATCAGGGGCGAATCTCCCACCCCGAAAGATCGGAGGGAACGCCGTGCCGTCGCGGAGGCGCACAAGACGGTGGGGGACATTGCACAGTTCCTAAGCGGGTATCGGCCCGCTACTTTTGTCGGGACGGACGGGCATACTTATGAAACGGAATCCAAGCGGGTGAAAGATGGCTCCGTTGGACGTGGGGCATGGTCAGTCTCCTTTACCGGCAACGGGATCAATATCGCAGTCCCTCTGTGCATGTTTGTCGTTACTTCCGGCTCAAGCCCTGAAATTACCATCAATGGCGTGGAAGTCGATCATGTGGACGCTACTAAGAACGTCATCAATCTCTCCCCCGCCGGATTGTGGAATATCTTCCTTGAAGTAACGGTAAATGACGCTTCCCCGCAGGAAATGCACACCCAGTCGGTTCGGTTCGTTTGGTTTACCGATAGCCTATCCGCCGTCAATTCCATTGGGAAGCGGTATATTCCTGTAATTTCCGTAAACACATCCACCCAAGAAAGCTCCGCCCCGTTCCTTAGCGGTGCCTTTCAGACATTCCGCCGTGGGGACCGTGAGCAGGCAAATAACATGGTGGTTGTTCCATTCTAGCTATGGCAACACTCCCTCTCATGTCCCTTCATAGTAGCGTATCGACTGCTATGGCCGCGTGGCATCCTCGTTACGAGCCTCAATTTTACTGGCGCAAGATTAGAATGGTCACAATGTCGCTATCAGGGACTCAGACGGAGACTGGACCGTTTAATTCAGAGGGTCTGCTATACAAGATAGTATCTACAACCAATGGTGCGCTTACCATGTCGGCTGATAATGGCGGGGCGCATAAAGGGTATTCAACTGGCACATTTGGGATGACTCAATACGTCCTAGATGGGCCTCTCGGCAAACGCCCTTCCAATGCTGCTCCGGCCTACTTCTCCGCCATCGGTCCTTGTAACGGAACCTACACAGAAGTTCATTCTTTCACCGGACCCAACGCTCCAGAAGGTTACTCCCACACAAGACTAGTTTTGAGTTTGGGTTTCTCTCTCTCCCGACAATCAAACGGACTTTGGATGGCTTCGTCCGATTTTGGTTCCGACGCAGGAACAGACCCTATTGCTTGGGATGATTTTGACCGTGGCGGTTCATGGTCCTTCCCATATTCTCGGGAGATTATAACGGGATCATATAAATTCACCGCATCAGGCTCATTTACAATCAACCTAACCGTCTAAACATGAACGACAACTCCCCCATCACCAAATTCATCAACAACCTCAAGCCGCAAGTCGGCCAGCCAGTTGCCGCCAAAGATCATGAATCCAAGCCCCTTGCCACGCGGGAGTGCGTCGTATTCCCGTCCATCCTCTCAGACCAGATGAAGGATGACGAGGTAGCCATCATGGTCAACTACGCCATCAACAACCTGGATTCCGCCGAAAGAGCTATGGGGCGCACCGTAACCGGACAAGGGGAGAATGGCACGGCATGGTGGTCCATGGAAGATGCCCGCTTCCGTGACCTCAACGGTGACCTCAATCCCGCCCGCTCCTTCCTCGGGAAACGGGAGCTTTACGACCTCACCTACCACAACCGCGTGGAATGGCGGGCATTTGTCCTTGGGAACCTCTTTGCAGAGTCCAACCGCACTCTACCCATCGCCCGCCGTGGAACGCGCCAAATGGCAGCCAGGGCCATCAGGAACTACTTCTCAGTCGATCCTTGGGTAAAGGCCACCGGAACGAATAAGCCAGACGGCCAGATTTCGATGGACGAAAGCATTGCCATCGCCGGGGAAAAGTTCTTTTTGTTCAAGGCGCAGGAAGCTGGCTTGAAAGAAGTGTTCCAACGCGCCGTAGAACGCGCTTTTGTCGTCGGTGAATGCGTGCTCAAGACGCGCAGCACCACGAAGTTCAATTACTACCGCACATCCATGTCGATTCTCGTCGATGAGAATGGCAAAGTGGTCCTCGGGGCGGATGGTGACTACATCGTGGAGGGAAAAGACAGCTTCTCCCGCCCTGAAATCCAACCGGAACAGGCTGAACCCACGGAAGGAGGCGCAGAAACGGGTGGTGATCCCGGTGAAGTGGCGGAAGTGGACCCCAATGCCCCGCTTTTCCTTGACCGTGACGGGAAAACTCAGATTCCTCCCAATTCCATGTTCGAATGGCGGGAGAACCTGCTCCGCAAGCACACGACCTACTCCGGTCCACAAACGGAAATCGTCAATACCCGGGATTTTATCTGTATGCCCACGGAAAAAGACGTTCACGACGCCCCATTCATCGCTCACCTGCTCACCATCTCGCCGTTTGACATTGTAAATACATTCGGACAAGAGATTCTCGACGATGCCAAGACGCCCGCAGAGCGCATTGCCACCACTACTCAGTTCATCAAGCTGCTCTCAGACATGGATTCTGACGGCACAAGTGCCAAGACTGGCAATGACCTCGCCCGTCCCGAGCTATCGGAGTCATCGGCCATGCTCAACTACTCAGACTTTGGCCCGTCCCGCTCTGAGATTGCCGAGTGCTACATGGAATACGACGCTGACGGTGACGGCACGCCAGAACAAATCTTCCTCGTCATCGACCGCCGCCGCCGGAAGCTCGTCTATTGCAACTACCTCCAGAATGTCACCGCTGACGGCGAACGTCCGTTCAACGTCCTTTCCGTGAACCGTGTCCACAACCGCTGGTTCGGCGTCGGAATGCTGGAACAAATGGAACACCTCCAACAGTCCATCGACCTCTGGCTCAACCGCGCCTCGTTCTCGTCGTCATCCTCGGGCTGCACTCCATTCTTCAACCAAGATAACGTCTATGAGGGCGACCAGTTTGCCGGGACTAACATGCACCTGCCGTTCAATACCGGACAGGTATTCCACCTGAAACCTGGTAAGAAAGCGGAGGAAACGCTGACCTACATCACGGTGCCGGAAGTGAAGATGAAGGAATTTCTTCAATTCATGGATCTCAATATGCAGATGGCCGCGAACGAAGCTGCCATTCTTGGGACTAACGACATGCAGGCCGCAGGGCTTGATTCTAGCCAGCTCGCCACGGGTATCCGAGACAATACCGCCAAGGGGGATGAACTCTTTGGCCTGGTCACCGCTCACCTCGACGGGGACATTGAACGCACGGTCCAACGCTGGGCGGGCATTCTGTTCACGCACATGAACGATGAAGAGGAGTTCTCCTACGGTGAAGGCGACACGCGGCTTCTGGACGTGATTAAGAAAACGGACATTCGTCGGATTAAATATCACTTTGCGCTCACTCTAACCGGCGGGAAAAACGAGCAGATTGTGCAAGCGATGCAAGTTGCGCTGCCCCAGACACTAGGATGGAGCCAGCAATCCAGCGCTATGATGGCGGCAAGCCTTCCGCTCATTGACGCGCAACTCCGCGCCCTACAAATCCCTAATTCCAAGGCCGTGCTCGCTGAAATGGTCATCGCAAAGCAGAAGGATGAGCAAATGATGCAGGCTCAAGCTCAAGCCGAAGCGCAGGCCTCTGCCGCCCCCGCGCAGTCCACTTTGTAACTCCATACTTGACAAAGTTTCTGCGGGTGGTAGAGTCCCGCATGAACCAAGAAAAACCAAGCAAGACTCCAGAGAAGAAAAAGAGCGCCGTAAAGGTGTTTTTCGGAAAGATTGTGGGCGCATGGACAGGAATTATGATTTTCGTCTTCTACGCCCTGCTGTTCATCCCTGCGTTCAAGCCGCACAGTGAATTAGCTTGCATGATCGCCATCCATGTCCTCGTTTTCCTCACCCTGATTGCAGGTATGCTTACCTGTGACGAAGACGGAAACTTTCCCTCCTGAACCAACCACAAACCATGAACCCACCCGAACAAAACCCAACAGCCACCCAAGTAGGCGGCGACCATTACAAGACCCTAGCCATTCAGCCCGTGGAATACTGCCACCGTAACGGCCTTGGCTACTGTGAATCTAGCGCAATCAAATACCTCACCCGTCACGAAAGGAAAGGTGGACGGCAGGACTTGGAGAAGGCCATCCACTTCATCCAACTGCTGATCCAGATGGAGTATCCAGAATTGTCAGAAGTTATCAATCCTAAAACGAGCGCGGAATGAACCCAACCCTAACATCTTCTCTAGTTGGATTCTGTATTGGAGTGGCTTGCGGTATTATAGTTCCACAGCAACCGCAATCAATCATCCTAGCTATCGCTCTGTTTACTTTATGGTATTTGACATTTTTTAACAACCTACACGCAGTTCAAGAGACTAAAAATGAACCTCAAAAAACCGCAGAAGCCCCATGAACCTGAAACTAATCGACGGCACAACGCACCAACTCCCGCTTGATTCTCACGAACTTCAAGTCCACTTCGCAGTCCCCAATAACTGCACGCGGGAAATCCTCCACCAGTTCAACAATCTGGACTACTACCATAAGTTCATTTCAGAGAGCGACAAGGTAGTGCTCGACTTCGGTTCCAACATTGGCCTGTTCGCCATTCACGTCTCACCGTGGGCGGACTTAGTTGTTGGCTATGAACCGACGCCAGCGCACTACGCTCTGAACCTGCAACTCACCCGCGAGTTCCCGAACATCAAGGTCATCAACGCCGCAGTAGGGCCGCACACGGGAACGATTGACTTCTTCATGGAGCCGCAGAACACGACTATGAACTCAATGGTGCCTAGAAGCGGAGAAAAAACCACCGTGCCGTCATTCTCAATCCCTGACATTCTGGAGGGATACGAATCCGTGGACTTCATCAAGATGGACATCGAAGGCTCGGAAGTTTGGGCACTCACCGAGGAAGCCATTGCTGCCATTGCCAAGAAAGTGAAGAAGCTACTGATCGAGTTCCACCACACGCAATTTGCCACGGAAATGCAGCACCGGGAGCAGTTCAAACGCAAGTTTGAAGCCGCTGGGATGAAGTGCGAGGAATTTAACCATGATGGGCTTTTCGTATGCCAATCCTAACTGCCATGACAACCAAATCCGATTTGTTGCCCGTAACGACTTGTTCGTCATCATTGTGTCCTACCTGCGGGCAACTTTTGCCAAAGGAAAAGAAATACAAGCGCATCAAAAAGGGAACAATAGTGAAACATCTTCGCCGAGGGTGGATCGGGAAAGTTTTCTCATACGCACAATGTGAAGCGGGAACGTGCGGGGTAGATTTTGGAGAAAACGGGAAATGGTGTGAGTCATTCAAATTACTGGAAATTATTGAGAAAAATATTAGGAATACCCGCGCAAACCAGATTCCATGCCAATCCTGACCACCTCCTACTTCGAGAACTACCAGCCGCTTGCCGACTTGGTGCTCCCGAATCTCCAAGCCTACTGTGACCGCCACGGCTACGGCTTGCGCACGCAGATTTCAGACGACACCCGTTGCTACGGGTTCCAGAAGATCGAGCAAATGCGCGATGCCCTGCCTGACACTGACATGGTGCTCTGCTGCGATATTGACGTTCTGATTACCAACTTCAACTACAAGATCGAGGACTTTACCGATCCTGACCACGATGCCTATTTTGTCATCGACCGCTACGGTCTCAACTCTGGCGTCTCCATCTGGTGCAACCGGCCAACGGCTTACGAATACATCGACGCCGTAATGGCCACGGAGAAGCTGGGGTGCCCGCACGAACAAGCCGCCATCACTGGCCTAGTCCGCGAATGGAAACGCTCCAAGTTCCTTCCCCATCCCAGCATCAATTCCTACCTCTACCGGGAATACGGCGAGAACCGCCCGCAGTCTGAGGGTCAATGGTTTAAAGGGGATTTCCTGCTGCACCTTCCAGGAATGCCGCTGAAAAGGCGTCTTGAGATTGTGACTCGGAAACTTGCGCATGACATTATCACGGAGGATCAACTGAAATGAACAAGGAGCACTACATCAAAAACATCCTCACCCGCTGCGCCACCGTCCTTTCCAAGATGAAGGGCAAGCGGGTATTCGTCGCTGGTGGCACGGGCTTCTACGGATCGTGGCTTGTTGCTGTCTTTGAGGCGGCGGGCATCGAAGTCCAGTGGGGAGCGCGAAGCAACGGGTGGGATATTCTTGACCCGTCCACTTACACTGAGTTCCAGAGGAATGCTGATTTTGTTATCAACGCGGCGGGGAAGTCGGACTTGGCGTGGGGCCAGTGCGCGGTAATGTCGTTTGGGCCAATGCGCCTATTTGACGCTATGGAATATGGCTTTGGGACAATGCTACAAATTAGCAGCGGTGCGGCATCTAATGGAAAAACCCTCTACGCCGCCGCTAAGAGAGTTGCTGAAATCGCCCTGACCGGAAGGGCCAAAATCATCCGCCCTTTCGCCACCGTAGGGCCGGGAATGGGCCTAGACCGCTCGTTCGCTATCTCCACGTTCATCCGACAAGCTAGGGAAGGAAAGCCGCTCACCGTCGCCCCCTGCATTGTCCGCTCGTTCTGCCACATCGAGGACATGATCGTGCAAATACTCCACGTCCTAGTCGCTGGTGACTTCCAACCATACGATGTAGGTTCAGACGACGCGATTACGATGGATGAAGCGGCACGGGTCATTTCGCCTAATGTCGTCGTCTCGGATCAAGACTTCCCAAGCAATGCCGGTATCAGCCACTACGTTCCTAACCTGACGCGGTTGCTAGGGTTGTTCAAATCGCAATACGATATGTTTTCTATCTCCAGCCGCGAAGCCATCAAGGACACCGTCAAATATTACAAGGAGAACCCATGAAGCAACTACAAAAGCGAATCCTCGAACTCGCCTACAAAAACAAGCTCTCCCACATCGGTAGTGCGCTTTCGTGCCTGCCGATTCTGGATGAGATTTACCGGATTCGGAAGCCTGCCGATCCTGTGATTCTCTCATGCGGACATTCTGGCCTCGCGCTCTACTGCGCGCTTGAAAAGTATTGCGGCCAAGACGCGCAGGAACTAATCGACTTCTGCGGGGTCCACCCGAAGCGTTCGGCAGAGAAAGGCTTGTGGCTGTCAACGGGGAGCCTCGGCCAAGGCATCACCGTCGCCGTAGGCATGGCGCTGGCAAGTCCTGAAAAGACCGTTTACTGCGTCATCAGCGACGGGGAATGCGCGGAAGGCTCGGTTTACGAGGCTTTGCTGTTCATTTCGCGCAACAAAGTCCCGAATCTCAAGGTTTACCTGAACTACAATGGCTTTTCAGCCCTTGGAAGCGTCCATTTTATCCCTGGAGTCATCTCGCAAAGGGTGGACATACGCCATTTCTACATCGACCTTGAGAAAATCCCATTCCTAACCGGCCTAGACGCCCACTACTACACCATGACCGACGCCGACTGGGATTGGGTCCAACAAAACATGCCATGAACATTACTCCACAAGCACTCGAATCCCTATTCCCAAAGCACGCCGCCGGAATGGCGCTCACTCACAACGATCATAAGTTGGCCTACCAGACCGCGCATGAAAGCATTTGTGAAAATGAAGGGCGCGAGTGCCCTCCTGATTGGGAGAACCCAGAAATGAGGCAGAAAGCTATCGACACTGACGAAATCTGGGAACTTCACTGGTATCCAGATACTCCAGTAGGATTCTTCCGAATCTGCGCACCTACGCTTGGCGATTTACTACGCTATGCGGCCACAATCAGCGAACCAACCCAATGAGACGAGACTTCCACCCCCTGCTACTAGCCCAAATGCGGAATAATTCGCAAATCCGCCTAATCACCGCTGATCTAGGATACAAAATGTGGGACAACATCGCCTCCGAGTTCCCTGACCGCTTCATCAACTGCGGGGCATCAGAGCAACTCATGCTCGGAATCGGAGTCGGCATGGCCCTAGAGGGACTCATCCCCGTCTGTTACAGCATTACCCCATTCCTGCTCAAGCGTCCTTACGAGTGGATCGACAACTACCTGGATCACGAACAAATCCCCGTGAAACTGCTCGGCGGTGGACGCGGAACCGACTACGCGCACGACGGCTACTCCCACGACGCCTCGAAAGACCTGAAAATCCTAGACACCTGCCCGAACATTGCTAGGTTCATCCCCGAATCCGTCGCGCAACTGCCGGAAATGGTCCACGCTTGGCTTCACCACACAGGACCAGCATACTTGAACCTGAAACGATGAACGTCCCGCCTCAAATCTCCGCCTGCTGCTTCGCCCCGCTCACCGTGGAAGGTAAAGGCGCAACTCACTGGTATGCCTGCTCCAAGTGCAAGCAACCAGCAGACCCCACCCCTCAATACTTCTGCTCATGGTGCGGACAATACGGCGACCACGCCAGCGGAAACTGCGAGAAGCTCAAAGGAAAAATCCACAATGCCAGCTAAACCAAAGCCATCCAAGAAAGTAACCATCCACGATGACGACAAAAAAGCCTTCGACGCCATCGACTCCGCCTTTAATCGTAAGGCCAGGTCCACCCTCACCTCTGGCACCCATTTTGAACCGAACAAGCGGCTGGCAACCCACAAGCGCATCTGGCGGCTTGAACACACTGAGGATGACGCATGGTAACTGACACTGACGCATGGCACGACGACGAGGAAGCGGGGACGCCAACCTGCCAAGCCTGCGGGGTTCCGTTTGTGAAGCACCTCGGTATCATCGGAACCTGCGCTGAACTTCAACATCTGAAAAAAATCATCGCCGCCGCACTCAAAACTTACGAATCAGAAAAATCATCCCTCCGCTGCTGCATTGAAATGGCTGGTGAACTCAAAAAAGCAAACCTATGAAAACCGAATACGAGAAAATAATCGACGGGGCCGCATTCGCAGTCCGCTTCTGCATGAAGATCGCAGGGAGCATTGTCTGCATGGTCATCTTCTGCGTCATGGGCACGGTCCTTGGACTGCTCTACCCGTGGACGGACTTTGGAGATGATGAAAATGCTGACATTCAAGACTAGCACGCCATGACCGTCACCGTCCCAGCATACTCGCAAACTTGCTCAACGTGCGGCATTCCCGAGTCCTACGTTGCAGAAATCCACTACAAACTCACCATCACCAAGGACTCAGCCGTTTACTTCAACAGCATTCGCATCTGCCGGGATTGCGTCCTGCATCTTCTTGAAAAACTCAACGAGGCTCGGCCTAAAGATCACCTAATTCCATGAACACACCCGAATCAGTCGAAAAATCACTAGAGACGTTAATCAATTACGTCTATGGTCATCCAACGGATGCCTGCACCTCCGCCCACTACAAAGCATCACGAGATCGCCTCCACGGGAAACTTACGGAGGCGATGAATATTCTTGAAGAAATTGCAAACTCGGAGTCTATGTCGGAAATGTATTCCGATTTCATTAAGTTTAGGTGCAAGGAATTGCTCGATTGGTGGAAACCCACTACTACCCCTTAGGATCAACGTATGCCGGCCATTCTTTCGCCCTCCCAAACGGCTCGCTCACCTCACCTGCATCACGCCTAGCTTTGGGTATGTCCAGCTTCGCCTTCCAGTGATTCCCGTGCTCATCCTCCCCGCCGTGAAATGGCGTCAAGATGATCGACAACCGCTCCTTTCCAGACCGCCCAATGTAAAATTGCTCAGACGCAAGAATCTCCCGCAGCACCGCCACGTCCAGGTTCACTGAAATCTTGCGCCTCTTTTCACTCATTCCCGTTCCTCCGCATCAATCGGAATATCCGCAGGGCTGGCAACCTCAATCGCACTAAGCTCCGCCGCCATCGCCTGCTCCATTCGCGCCTTGTCCACTTCATCCATGCTGTCGTTCATCGCGTCGATCATGCCGATAATGGCCGACGACAAGTGTTCCTCGTTCAAGGACACGTCACCCTGCCGCCACTCGCTGCTTTCAACGTCAAAGGCTCCGTCTGTTCGTTCGGATATGGTAATTTCGAGTTTAATCATGGCGTTGGTTATTCCTGTTCGTTGAAATAGTTGTCCGGTATCCGCTCCCAAAGCTCAGGGTGCTCTTGCAGAAGGGTATTCTCGCATTGCTCCACGAATACAATCTGCTGGTCCCGTGTCGCGTCCACGATCATCTTCAAGCACTTCCGGCAGATGACGTAAAGGCAGATGAACGGGGCATTCATCCCTCCTTCGGGAACGGATTTCCTGTCATACCAAAGGCACTTCACCCCACCAGCGCGGTGCTTGCCGCACATCGGGCAGTCAAATTCCGCGATGCTTCCGTTTACCGGCTGGCTATTCAGTTCTTCCTGTGTCATTGGCTTGGGTTTCTGGTTCGGGCTTGGTTTCTGGTTCGGTTTCAGGCTCGCCCTGCGCCTCCGCAGGCGGAATCATCGGAGGGTTGTCCTTCGAGAAGCCCAGCTTCACAGGCTTGGACGCCCGAAGTTTCTCCGGCAGCATCTCAACAAGCCGAGCAACCACCCGCTCAACGGAAATAGTCGCAAGCACATCGCACTTGCCAGACTGGTTGCATGGACCGTGAGGTGGCCAAGGCCCAATTCCCGCTCCGTGCCACGCACAAGGCGCACATGGACCGTGCCCGTTCAAAACCTGCACAGATGGCGCGTAGGCCGTCCGCAGTTTCCACGGGTAGGAACCGTAAAGCCCCAGCGTCGGAATGTTCAATGCCCCCGCAACGTGCAAGAGAGAGGAATCCGGTGCCAGCACCACGTCGCAAGTGGACATAATCGCACATGACCCCCGGAAAGTAGGCGCAGGCTCAAAGGCGTAAACGCACGTCACCTCGGGCATGTCACACTCAATCTCATCAGGCTTCCCAAACAGAAAGACCTCATACCCCTTCTGGACAAGCATTCCCATCACATGCGACAACTGATCCGCCGGATACGACCTAGCAGGGGCTGATGCCCTCGCCTGGACCCCAATCCGCGCCCGATCCGTCCTCGGGAAGCACGCATTCGCCGCCCCAAACTCCTCAGCACTCATCATGTAGTCCATCCGCCGGTCCTGATCGACCAATGCCTTCACGTCCCCAAAGATGCACCGCGCAATCTGGTCCACCGCATGAGTAGTCAGCCCGTCCTCGTTGTTCTCAATCGAGTTCTCCAGCCAAATCAACCGCTTCCCATCGACAACAGCAACAGGAAACGGGTAGGCAATCAACTCGTCAATGTAAGGCAGGTTCTCCAAGGCGGAATTATACGGCTGCAACTGGAGACTCGCCTGCGTAATCCTGCAATCCGGCTCCCGTCGCTTCATTTCTCGGAACGAAGGAGTCAAAAAGAGCATATCTCCGTAGCCTCCTGCACGCATTACCAGAATATCCTTCGATTCAGGGTCGCCCAACGTGGCAGGGTCAACCCACTCCGCCCTAGTAAATGGGCTTTGGTTCATCACCATCCCGGCATTCTCGTCAGTCAGGTAATACGGAACTCGGGCAATCATCCCAAGCGCAGGAAAGTCGGTTTCAGTCGTTACTTTGTGCATACGTTCGTTGTTTCAGGTTAGTCTTGGGTTTCTTGTTCGTCGTTATGATAAAATTCATCGTCAACCTGCTCGTTCATGGCGCGTGCGGCCTGCACAGCTCCCACAACGTCCTTGTCCTGCTCAATCGACACAATCACCGCCGTCACAGGGGCCATCTCGTTGAATTGCCGCTTGGCAGCCGCCGCACTATCCGCAGACACAAGCATCTCACTCTTGGTCATGTTGTTCTTGTAAACAACCTTCCAAACCATCGAGTTATTGCAATCGGCGCACTCTTTCCACTCAAGCAAGGGGAGAAGTTCCCTACCAAGTGTGATTTGATAGGCAAAATAAGCCCTAGCATTCCGGTTCCAAGCATTCGCTTCCATCGGGTGAGCGGAAACAACCATCCCCACGGGAACGGACTGGTAGTGAAGGCGATATTTTTTGACCTCAGTGATGCTGCGCTTTTGCTGGTCAAGCCATTTGGCCCCCTTGCTGTCATTCTTCCTGATTTCGTTGTCAATCCTGTCTTGCGAGACGGCTGGTGATATGATTCTCATTTTGGTTTTTTGTTGAAGGTAAATTAGCGGCAGACTTTTGACCCATACATCCCGGTCTGCCAGCGGGTAATCTCAACCATGAGAAATTTGTAGAAGGTTTTCATTCGCTCGGGATCGACTTCCGGCTCGACTCCACCATCCTCTCCACCATCGGACACCGTATCCCATCCTCGCTCACCAAGTTGTCCAGCATGTGCAACTGCGCACGAATACCAGCAAGCTGCGCCGAGTCCAGCCCGTCCGGTATCAACGGGTAAAACGTCACCGCCTTCCGCAACTCCACACGCTTCTTGTCCAGTTCATCCAGGAACCAGCGAAAGGCAAAGTGATCGCGCAACGCCACCCCGTGAGTATGCTGCCTCCGGTGGAAGTTGATAAACTCTAGGTCTTTGGTTGTGTCGCTCATTTTTTAGCCCTTCCTGTTTTGAAAACCAAATCTCGCATGTCCTCCAAGTGCTTCTGCGTCGCCGCCATAGCACCAGCACTACCGGCCCCCTCGGTCGGACGCAATCCGCAATGCCACAAGTCGTCCATGAGCGTCTGTGCATCGTCTATGTCCAATGTTAATGACGGCTCGCACCGAACCAAATCTGACTGCTTGGTGACAGTCAGTGCCGTAACAACCGAGTCCCCAGACCGCAGCAAAATGTCAATACCCATGTTCCACGGGGCGGACACCGCCCTTGCTTTCAAGCGCCAATCCCCATTCATCACAAAAACCTCTTTTTGTTTATCGTTGCTCATAGGGTCAAAATTGATAGGTAGCTCAGCGCCATCGTGGACCCTCCAAGGCTCCGTGGCTTCATTCCCGGAATCCTGTCCTTCATCATCACCACTCGCGGCCCTCCGCGCAGTTCATCCTGTCCCACTGACGCACCAGCCACCGACAAATAGGCGTCTTCACCCGTAGCACCGCAAGCACAGGGTTCACGACCCACGTCGCTAGGATTAAGCACATCAGCGCCGTAAGCCGCAGCACCCATAAGGCACTCCGCACGCTCTCCGCCAGTCTCTGCATTCGTCGTCTCATTCATTTTTCAAAGTTTCTCGGTTCTCTCCCCACTCCCAATCCCCCGCCCGACGTGCAAACGCCGGACGGGGGGAAGGTATCTTAGCGGGTTGCGTTCGATGGTATGCGCAAGATTACCACGCCCCTCAAGTTTTGTCAACTTTTTCAGCCTTCTTGCCTTATTGAGACTGGCACATGACGCCATTTCCCGGTTCAAATTCTCCTTATTGAGACTAGAACGCCATAGAAACATCAAAAATCAGGCAAATCACCAATAAAACTTGAAGCCAACCAACATCGTGCTAGGCTTTCCGGTAGCCAACGAAAAATGAACCAATTTCCACTCAAAAAACGAATCCTCATCGCCTGCGAATACTCCGGCGCAGTCCGCGATCAGTTCATCGCTCTAGGTCACGACGCCATCTCATGCGACATACTCCCGACAGAATCACCGGGACCCCACTACACTGGCGATGTGCGCGACATACTGGAGGAAAATTGGGACGCAGTAATAGCATTTCCACCATGCACCCACCTATGCGTCAGCGGCGCACGGCATTTTGAGGCCAAACGTGCGGACGGAAGACAACAGGAAGGCATCGACTTCTTTATGATCTTCGCAAACTGCGCAGCCCCAATGGTCGCCATCGAGAACCCTATCGGCATCATGTCCTCCCTATGGCGAAAACCAGACCAGGTGATCCAGCCGTGGCAGTTCGGTCATGGCGAGACAAAAGCCACTTGCTTATGGCTCAAGAATCTCCCGCCCCTCACGCCGACAAAACTTGTGGACGGGCGAGAACCAAGGATATGGAAGCTCGGATCAGGCCACGCAAAGGAACGGAGCCTAACCTACGCCGGAATCGCCTCCGCAATGGCAACCCAATGGTCCATCGCCATCAATCACCCCATCCCAACAGAACTTCCCCTTGATTTCACCACCCTCTAGTGCCATACTCCATCCCAAACGAGGGCAGCAGCCATAGCCGCACACCAACCCCCCTCCCCGGCAGGACATCGCTACTAGGCGGGCCTCCCTCGCACTCCCTCGGACCTAATTGCCTTTCGGACGTAGCCCTTCTCAATTCAGTCCTCCCTAACGGGGGGACCATGGGGGGCCACACTTCACACACATTACCTCAAGGAGCGCCTCCCCCACCCCAAAAATTTCACAATATTTTTTTCGCCCTCCCCTCCCAAGACGCGCCCGCGCCCTCAAAGCCCCCCCCCTTCACGGAATATGTTAGGACTCCCAAGCACAGCATCTAGTTTTTTTCAGGGAGCTTCCTCAAACATGCTGGGGTAGAGAGATGAGTCTAATCCTCCCGCTGACTCGCGCCGGACCCAAAGCGCTGTATCCGGCTCCACGGAAACGCAGCCCGCCCCCCGGCAGCGGCCCACCCCCCGCCACGCTCGCACGCTGGCCGACGCTGATTCCGGCTGGAGTGGTGACCTAGTGGTGACTAAGCTGCAACTGAGAATGGCGCGAATGCTGTCGGGTATTTGTAACACGCTAACGCTTAGGGTGTAGCGCACACTATCTAGTCACCGCTACTGCTGATTGCTAATCAACAGTTCGCTCATGTGGGCCGGTTGGCTCGTATAGGGTAACGCACGCGGCTCGCTTGCTGGCACCGGCGACGGCAGGGGCATCTGGAACGTGGACTGGCTCGTAGTCCATGCCCATAAGCTCCGCGTAGGCGCGATCTTCCGCCTCCTGGCGCTCTCGATCTTCGGCGCTTATCTCTGGCCGGGGGATTGCCGGGGGCGGCGTCTGGCCTAGCGTGTCCTCGATGTCTATGATCTTGCCAGCACGCAGGACAGCCGCCTCCTGCCGCAAATAATCTTGGAACAGCGGAGAATTTGCGAGCGCCAGCGCCTGCGCGTCGCGGGTGCTGCCAGCGTCGCCAGTTTTTGGGGCCTCGTAGTAAGATTGTAACTTAGATAGCTCAACCAAACTCTTGTGGGAGTCCGGATGGCGGGCCTCCGGGTCGCTCTCGATAGCGGACAGGCCCACGACTGAGTGGATTCTGAGAACCTCATTACGCGAGAGAATATGGTCAGCGTCCGCGTTGGCCACCATTTCCTTGCGGACAGTTGCGATGGCTGGTTTTTCGCGCTCGCGGATGGCCAGAACGGTGGACACGGCCAGTCCCGTGGCTTTGCTGATTGCGATTGGCGCGGTGCCTTCGGCTGCCAATCGGATGACGCGGCGAGTGGTTCTTACGGTGGTTTTATTCATCTCAAAATTGATAACTTCTTACTATAAATGACGCGGGTGAGCAGAAAGTGCCCATAGTGGACGAAAACTGTCCGGAGTGGGCAGAAACTGTCCATTATGCTGGAATGGTATCACGGGAGGGCTGGTTAGTCAAATCTGGCATTAGTGGGGGAGGGAGGCGGGCACGAAAAAGCCCCAGCGTGTGAGGCCGGGGCTTGATCTAGTTGGGAGGGTTGGATTTAGTAGGAACCGATTTCCAGTCCGTGGTCGAATCGCAGCTGCATTTTGAGCGTCCATGCGATTTGAGCATTTGCGATTTGTTGGGCTGTGAAAAACCCTCCAGCATGGGTGATGGCCGCATTGGCGGCCTCTAGGCGCTGTATTTGGGCGATGATTGATTTTATTACTGGATTCATGGTGTCGGTTGGGTTTGTGGTGCGGGATTGCGCTTGCGTGTTCTTCACATTGCGGCGGCGGCGGCGGCCTCGGTGATTTCGTGGAACCTAATGAGTTCTTCTTGCGTGACGATTGGGCCTTCCTGCATCTCGCGGCGTGCTGCTTCGGCTTTGTGCCACAGGGCTGCGCGATTTGTGCGCTTGCCCGCTGCGACCTTCGACTTGTGTTCTTTGAGAGCGGCGATGTAGATTGTGAAGTTTTTCGATTCGTGGTTGGGTTTCATATACAGGATCATACTACATGGGGAGGGGAGCGCAAGTAGTTTTTTGATTTATTTACGATTGCACGAGGGCGGGAGTAAATCGCAAGCGGGAATGAAATCAATACAGAATGGAACGTGCAAGCTGGAATGGGAGTGGGCAAGGATTGGAGCGCGTTGGCGGGGTTTGATCCTGTGTTATTTGAGAGGAGAGAGCAATTTAAGCTTGCGCAAATCAGGGGATGGAGTAGGGTGTCAACATGCAAGCGATTAGCTGCCTTGCGACAACCCGAAACTCGATTAAAACCATGACAACACTCGAAAATAAATCCTACCGGATCAAGGCCGAATTTGGCTATTTTTACAACACCTACAACGCGCCTGCGGATGGGTATCTTATGGGCGATCCTATTATTGATTACAGCACGGGCCGTGAGTATTGCCGTCCGATGGAATTTGAAACGGTGGCCGATGCGTTTAGTTACCTCACGGAGCAGGGGGTTGATACTCCCTACGGCAGGGGCGATGCGGAGGGGCCGGAGGCGGATTATGATGGGGATGGGCAGTTTTCCGCTGGTGGGACATATTACACCTCCCACGGGCAGCACAGCAGGCCAGTTTACACTATTGTGAGCCGCGCGAGTGGACGTTGCACCAAGGCGATCATTGCGGAGTGCGATAATATCAACAACTGCGCTGAGGCTGCTGCTCTAACCAACCAACCTGAACCCAATTAAACCCATGAAAACACTCGCATCCGAATTAGCTACATCCCTGGCCACCCTTAAACGGATTGGCGATGCCCATCCCGCTGCTCCCTATTGGGAGGATAAAATATACAATCTCACTGAGATGCTGCCCTCCGGCTCAGGCATTGATAGCGGTATCACCATTGACGACGAGGCGAGCACCGCGGAAAAACTGGTGCTCAATCTTTCATTCCACCACATGGATGATGGTGGATTTTACGATGGCTGGACTGACCACACTGTTACGGTGACGCCATCTTGGGAGGGGATCAATGTGGATATTGATGGAGATGACCGCGATGGTATCCACGATTATCTTGGGGAGATGCTGCGTTATTGCCTTTCTCAGGATGTTTCGGATTTGATGGAGCAGATTCGCGCTACGCATTTCCCCGCCGTTAAAACTGCCTAACCACCCAAACCAACCCAAACCCGAAAAACACCACTATGAACACTGAAACTATCGAAATTACCGCCCCGCGTGCCAAGCGCGGTCCGGTGCCAGCCTACGGAGCGCGGGAAACTGTCAGCGTGCGCCTGCCGGTGCCGCTTATGGACAAGCTGCGGAGCGAATCGAAAGCGCGGGGGGTGTCCCTCACGCAAGTTATGATTTTGATCCTCCTTGAATGCTTCGGGGAGGGGAAATAAACCAGAAACAAAAACC